CATGGAAATACCATTATCCCAATAACTATTAGGAACTCCTTTTGCTTTTGTGGCACTGTATATAAATGCTATATTACCAGTATCTCCTACAGGATAAACTGTGTATGTTTTACCAGCTACTGATATTTTATTCACATCTACAGAAATTGAACTAAAAGAATTTGTAGAAGATTTAAATGTTATACCTTTAAGGGCTAATGTGGCTCCTTCAGTAAGTAATTGTATATTTAAATTTCTCAAAGCTTCTGTTTCATGAACAATAACAGAAATACCATTTGTAGTATTTCCCTTTAAAATAGAAAATTCATTACTATAAGCAGATGTATTTCCTTGTATATTTAAAGAAACTGAACCAGTTCCTCCAATATAAATTGTAAGATTTTTTCCAGAAATATATGTAAAGCCAGTAATACCTAAACCAGATGCCCCAGTTGGACCAGCAATAAGTGGTCCAGTAATTCCAGTTGGACCAGTTGGACCAGTTGGACCTGTTGGACCTGTTGGACCAACAATATTGCTTATATAAGGTAAAAATGAGCTTCCTATAGTCATGTTAGATTAATGGCAAACGCCATAGTTTGTATGTTTCATCACTTACTGAAGGATACGATCCATCACATCGTATTAATTTAATTGGCCTAACTTTATATGTATTTTCTGTTCTATTCGCAGTTATAGAATAATTATTTTCTGGAATTGCTGCATTAATATTATGAATCCAGGCATTTGATCCTTTAGTAGAGGATGCTTGTGCATCTGCTGTGGTGTGTGCTCCAGTTGATGTCCAGTAAATTCCATCCAATTGATTATAACCAGACAACAGTAATGAAACATTTATATTAAAATCTGTTGTCTGTTGTGTTAGATATGAAATAAAACCAAGTTCATCGTGTGATGGGATAAACCAACTTGATTCTCTTTCTGATGTAGGAGGATTGTCAATATTGTATTGTTTAATTGCTTCGTAGATTGTTGGAGTAGTTAATGTTTCATCTTCAGAATATAATAACTTAGATGTTAATAATCTATGAGTATTGTATAATCCATAATTTCTTCTCCATTTACCAGTATATCCAGAAGATGATTGACTGAAAAGCCATTGTATAGAACTACCACTAGTTCTTATATTTTGTAATGCAAAGGTATTGAATGGTAAACTTGTCAAAGATACAACACCTTCACCTAAATTAAATACAGATGGTGATGTGAACTCTTCTATATTATTTGTTATTGGATTATATATATATCCCCAAGCAATTTGATTTTTAGACCAAATGAAATCTGAAGTATTTTGATATTCTAAATCTTCTTTTGATATAATTAATATAAATTTATCATCTTTAAAAGTTCTATTTACAAAAGGTTTATCAAAACCATAACCATTATAATCATATCTTATTGTAAATGGTAATGAAGATGTATCAGAATTTATAGTATCAATATCATTAAAATTTTGAACTAAACCAACATTATTAAAAATACTATTTCCAAATATTTTAGAAGTATCCAAATCAAATATTCCAACAACAATACCTCCAGCATATTCATCACCCTGTTTTAATTCTGATATACCTGGAATAGTCTGTGAACAGGCAATAGAATCTGGTGAACAATTAAATGATTGACAATATTTTTGATCACCTAGATATGATTTACTTTCAGAAATACACTGTGATCCTGTATATCCATTAACACAAGTGATACCAGAATCACAACATCCACCACTACCACCAGAACATATGTTTAATTGCGAAGCATCATTAGGTTTACATTTAACACCAATGCCTTGAAAAAAATGACCTTGTGAATTGCAAGTAATAATACTAGAATCTAAACAGTTACCAAGTCCATCACAACAAGAACCTGATGGAACATTACCAAAACATGTATCATCACATAAAAACCATTCTAATGTACTCTTTAGCCCCTCAAATGGGTGAAAAATAAATTCATTCTCTCCAGCACTAGTAGCACATTGACAATAAGTTAATTCACTTGGTGTAAAGGTATTTTCTGCTGTTTTAATACAACAACTACCTTTTCTCGTACACAATGATGAATTTGATATTCTTTTTGTTGGAATGAAATAGCCAGTACACCCACCACTTATGCTTTCATAAGCGGAAGAAGTACAATTGCCTGGACAGCATAAACCACCAGTAAAAAATTCTTGTGATGGCAATCTTTCTGAATATGGGTAGCATGTTACACTTAAACTTTCTGAATCAATAGAAGTATTTGAACTTGCACTATTTTGTTGATATTGTACAGGATATGCAAGATATCTTCCACCAATTGAAATTAGATTGAGAGCATTAAATGATGAATCTGGGCAAAAATATGAATTATTTTGCCATTCTATACCAGCAACATCAAATCTATTATAGAAATTATCACCTAATGTAATCCCAGAATCAATATCAGCATCATTATCATAAATTACATAATATATTTTATTTGAATTTAATGTAAATGTATTTGGAAATTGAATTGTGATACCTTTAGATAAAGTACCATATTGTGGTTCTTTTATAAAGAACACATATCCATTTATTTCATTATTTGTATTTAAAGTATTTGTATATGGATTGATGTGAAATATAGATCCTTGTGATGGATCTATTTTCCAATAAACTAATGATGAACTTACAACATTGGGTTTGCAAATTACAAGACTTTCATGTATATTTTTATGTTGTATTAATATAGATGCTTCATCTTCATTATATTTGGTAGAAGTAATTCCAGCCTGTTTTTGTCCTGGAAGATTTTGTAAAATATTTCCTAAAGTTCCACCACTTATACCAATAAATCCAATATTGATTGCATCAAAATCAACACGAATTGTGTTATTATTGATATAATTTACTCTTACGTATGGAGAACTCGCTGATGATATACCTTTGAATGTTAATATATCAACAGGAAATTGAGAGTCATATGTTTGATTTGTTAATGAATTACTTAATGGACTAAAATTAAAAAGACTTACACCAAGTAATTTTATTTTTGAATAACCATAAGCACCAATAATAGGTTCAATGGAAGAAATAGTTTTTCCATCACTATAATGAAAAACAAATGTTTTATCTTCTGCAATAGTAATATTTACTAAATTGGCTCCAGTGTTTCCTGTAGGTCCAATAATACTATTACCAGTTGCTCCAATTGAACCAGTAGCACCAGTATTACCTGTAATACCAGTTAATCCTAATCTATAGGATTCGATTTCTAAAGAATAAACATAACTGCTTCCAGTACTTCCCATAATTATTCACTTACTGGTACTTTATAACCAATGTAGTTTACTACTGTTCCTGTAAAATTACCGTGTGGTGCTACTTGATATACTGGTTTTACAATATGATTTTGATTGGTTGGAGCCAATGACTGTAATTTTCCAGCAGTTAAATCGCTAAGGAAGTAAATATCATGACCACCTTCACCACCATCATCAATATTAATATATCCAGTTAAACCGATTGATCCATACAATACAACATTCGCATTTCCAGAAATATCAACACTTTCTACTATTCCGAAAACTTCAGCAGTATTTGGTGAATCTGCTTTTGATCTCTGATACTTTGATGATGATATACTATAAAATATTGCATCACCAGCAGATAAGCCTGGAGGTGCAATTTGTGCAGATCCTATCTGTACCATCAATCTATTACCACCCTCAGATGATAATTTAACTACAGTATTTGATGCTCGTATATTAGAACTCGTTGAGGAGGCCATGTGTTATTCCTTAAATTGGATAGTCTGCATCTGCAATAAAGTGGTAATAAACTTGATCATATGGAACATATCCATTTAATAAATTTATTTTTATATTATTTATTCTTGGTGTTGCTGATATTGGCATAGATCCATCTGCACTTCTTATAGCACTATTATATCCAACAGTTCCATTTGTATATCTAAGTTCTCTCTGAGCAGATTGATTATAACCTTCATTTGAAGAACCACTATATGGTGAATAAATTGATATTGTTGGGGTTATACGCATATGAATTGGTAATTCATGTACAATAGACGCATAATTTGGGATAGTCACAAGATATGGAGTTGTCTCAGATGATATAAATGTTGATGATAAAGTAGGAGTACCAATTCTTTCATCTCTTGCATATGTTGAATAATAATATTGTTGACAATATTGTAATTGTTGACCATATGGTTGGAATGAATGATGTTTGATGGATGAAATTCCAGATGCAGCATTGAAAGAAGCTAATGAAACATGAACATCAGTTGATAAAGATACTGATGCTTCATTTGCTTGTGTTATGAGCGGAATAAGATCAATACCAACTTCACAATAATCATTATTTAAAGCTGCTCCAACTGAAACTGTATTAATAAATGTAGTGAAATCATATCTACTCCAATTGGTAGTAAGAGTAGCTGTTCCAATCACCTTATAGTCTAATAGCGTTGTTCCGTTATAACGAGCAAGATATACTGCGACATCACTATAATTTGAGTGTGATGTTTTGGCATAAAAACTAATAGAAATATTTTTATCATCAAAGAATTTCGCATCAGGAACAACATGACCGACCATTAAGTGATCATAGAATGTATATCCTGGATAACTAGCTTGAGTAATACCTGGATATGATGCAGCAGATGATCCAAGTGCTTTGATATCAATATAAAAATTAGGACTACCTTCTATATCAGTTTGATAATCAGAGAATGATTGTCTTGTAATATAATAATTTTTAAATGAGTTTCCACCAGTGATTCCATCATGTCTTCTCCACATATCAGCAAAAGCAAGACTTCCTGTACTAGTATATGAAGTATCTCTACCTGTGTTGGATCTTTGCCATACTTCAAAATTTCCATTTATTAAATAATTTTGACTTCCAGCACTAGAAGAAGATCTTGGAACAAAATTACTTGATGCTGATATATTTTTCTGAATATCAATAACAGAATAACCAGAAACTAAGTCATAATTTATCGCAATTAGAGGTAAATCTGCTACAACACCACCTGTACTTATCAATTGAGGATTATTTGATCTATCGTCAAGATCAAATACATCTGAAAGATAAATTAAACCTTTACCATTTAAAACTTCAGTATATCCTGATAATTGTAAAGTAACATACAGATATCCACCATTAGATATTTTTTCTATGACAACACCAACGATATAAACATCTTCTCCACCACCACCTCTAGAATGGAACCAACCATTATAATTGGTTCTATTTCCTGACTGAGCACCTAACTCTTCTACTTCTTCACCATATGTCGTGCTGTAAGAAAGTACATCACCTAATAATATTTCAGTATTCGCTGTTGGATAAGATGCCTCATTTACAGAAAATACTATTTGATTTGATCCAGAGGATCCATAACTTGTTAAATCATAATTTAAGTAATTACCACGATATGTTAAAACAATACCTTCTGTAAGAGTCAATCCAAGCAATAATGGTTTTGAAACTGTACCAGTAGTCTGTGGTTCATCATCATCTATTTTTCCAGAAGTATTACTGTCAAGAAAATATATACATCCAGCACTTAAACCTTTAGTATAAATTCCAGTAAAATCACCTGTTATTTTTCCAGATATAACTACGTTAGAATACGAAGCACCTCTGGATGAAATTAACCCTAAAACCTCAGCATTTTCTGGAGTATTTGCTCTAGATGCGGTGTATCCTATAGCTTGTGTTGTTGGATCCAAGTAAATTCTTACTGGAGTACCAAAAGTATACCCAGTAGTACCAGATGTGATACCAGATACTTGAATATTAATATTTGGTACATTTACTGTTCCACTAAATGTTACTGTATTATTGAATGTAAGTGGGGATTGTATAATCCCAGATGTACCACCAATAGAAAGCGTTAATTGACCACTAGTATCGGTTGATGCTAAGATGCCATCACCACTTGTGGCTCCATATACCTTAAGTAAGTTTAATTTAGCAATAATATCATTATTTTCTTTATTAAACCAATCATAAAAAGTAGCCGTAGCTCCTAATGTAGAAATAGTATATGTGTTATTTGTAACTGGCATCTTTAACCTTTATTAAATTGGCATTCCATTAAAATAAGTATAAACATTATTTGTTTTTCTTATTATTACTTTTGTATTATTGGCATTAGTATTAAAATTAGCACCTGTTATATTATGATTTACTCTATATGCACCAGGACTATTAGTGTTAACACTTCCAGAAGAATTATCATATAAACGATCATCTGAAGAGGAAAATACATCTAATGTTGATATACTGAAACCTATAAAACCACTTGCTGCATCTGAAGATGAATCATAGATAATATCTTCTGTAAGATATACCCAATGATTCAGACCACTTGAATGATTATAATAATACCATCCAGATGAAAATGTTATAAAATTACCAGATACTGTGATCATATCTGGTGATAATGGAATTGTTCCATCCCATATTATTCCAGTAAAATCTGATATATCTGCAATATTTTGTAATGCATATAATGTCCAATTAGACATCATAGTATTACTTAATTTATCTATTTTGTGATAAATATCTTGAATTTCATTTAATTCAGCGGCTTGTAATGCTAACCCAGGTGTGAATCCGATCAATATATAATTATCTTCTGTGTTTTCAAAAGAAGTAAATCTTGAGTAGAATGGTTTTCTACTCAAGGATGATGGATTTGTAATATCTCCAAATATTTCGTTAGCCATTATAATCCCTTAATCATATTTATTCTTATTATTCTGGATAATGTACCAGATGTTGTTGTTAACTTTAGATCTCTCGAAGTTCTTTTTGTTTGTAATACTTTACCAGAATATTGTTTGAATGATGGTGATGAAATCACGGTACTTACAATGAATTCATTGTCACTTGAATCTGTAATTTCAGATAAAGAAGACAAGTTAGAATAATCTATTCCACTAACAGTGACTATAGACTCGTAAGGTAACTGTGGATAATCAAAAACATAAAGTGGATCATTTGATACATTCTGTAAAATTCTGGCTGTATTTGTATTTTTATTTACACCAGATATAATAGAATTTGCAGACCCTTTACCTTTACTTGGAATAGTTGTGGGATTTCCAAGTGTTTCGTCACCAGGATAATAAACAGAAACCACAGAACCACCTGATTTTACTTTACTGTTATATGGAGATAATTCAGCTCCAGCAATAACAAGATCACCATTTGGTAATTCTTCTAAAGGATTAGATACTAAACCAAATAAATTTATAGTTTCTGGCAATGCTACAGCACTCGAATATAATTCATTTGTATCTATTCTTGTATCTACCATAACATTATTACAATTCAATACATCATATGGATCTATGTTTAATCCATCAATATTATCAAAATTAACATTAATTGATGATAATAAAATATCAACAATGTTAGTATTTGTAAATATTGAATTAGATATACTCAAACTAATATCTCTGTAATTCGTTCCACCTGATTGAACTTCTACACCTTCTACAATATATTTTCCATCAATATTTGTGTAGGTCAGGAATCTCATTGATGCTCCTGATCCAGTTGCTGATGTAATAGTAATTTGAGGATTTTGTATACTAACAACTAAATCATCACCAGTTATTCCTGATAAATCTAACTGTGCAGAAATAAGAGAACCATCATCTGGCCCATTGTTTGCTATTTCATATAATGCATAATATGGAGATGAAGCTGGTAGTTTATTTTCTGAAATCAATCTTCCAATTAAATCAAACTTATCTTCAATTGTATAAGTTGAATTTACACTAGTACCAGTTGGATAGAATTTATTGTAAAACTTAGGATTATCTGTAAAAAGTGTATAACACTCAGAACAATCACTAATAAAGGAGGTATATAAATCTCCTTTAGAATAATTTTCAAAACTTATACCAGATATTGGTAATTGATTATTATCTTTAAAATATAAAGCACATGATCCAGTTGCTGTTATATTGTTTGAACAAAATTCAGTCTGTGCAGTATATTCTGTAGAAAATGTTTGTTCTTCAAAAGTTTCAAATGATATAACAGGAATCCATTCAGTCTTAACAAATCTTAGCAAATCACCTGTTATTCTGTAAATCGGTAGCCAGGAATAACCATCTGGATATGATTGTATTCCATAACTGTGATTTGGAATATATGTTGAAGCATTTTGTCCTTCACGATCTATTCTATTATATGCATTATTTTGAATACAAAGATAAACATTTCCATTTTCTTTATTCCATGCATAATATGAATTTGTATTTTGTTTGTTTGATTTCCAAGGATAGTAAATATTTCCAGATGACCAGGGATTGTTATTAATAACACCTATAACGTCAGCCTTACTAACTTTCTTACTAAATGCCATATCTCTCCACAAATCTATAGAAGATATTGTAGAAGTATCATCAGCAACACTATCTGATTGACCGACAAAAACATGTAAATGTTCGGTTTTTCCTATAGATGAAATATATGACTGAATATCTTTAGATTTTTTTAACATTAGTTGCAACCAGTACAGGATAGATTTTCGTTTGGGCTAGTAAGACCGTCAGAATAACATAAAATAATAAAATCTTGTATATTTATATTACCAAAGGTATCTTCAGTGATTAGCTGATTCCAATTTGGGAATCGATGTGTAGGACCAGTAAATCCAGAGTAACTAGCCCCACAACAACCTATACATGAAGTTATTCCATAGAAAGTATATCCATTTATGGTTCCCAAAGAACCGTATGTTATGTTAAGACGATATGGGGCATAATTTGAAAGCATCGGATATTCACAAATAGTTCCAACCTCATCGTCAGGTTCTGCTGGCTGGAAATCTGATAATTGTTTACCAAATATTAAATGTGTTCCAGCTGGATGGTTTGAAGCTCTATAAACTTGTTCCAGGTCATCATTATCATTATAATATGATCCAACAAATACAAGATATGAGTAATCATGAAACCATGTTGTGTCATGAAGTTTTGAAAAATTCAAATAACTTCCAGATAGATCACCTTTTTCAAGATAACCACCAGTGTCACCTGTTCCAGTTCTAAAAGTGAAATTTGAGTCAGCAAATTTACCACCATTTAGTCTTAATATAAATTGTTTCGGTATTTCAATTTCAATATCAGCTTCATCAATTACGAATAATGTAGTTAATAGCTTTCTAATACCATCTTCTGTTCCTTTTCGATGGTAAAAGTTTTTTCTTATTCCTATAAAGAATTTTTCTAATTCCGATCTTCCAACTGTTAATGAAGTAGAATTAAATATTCCAGTAAATGATTCTGCGTATACGGCATACAAATTTTGTATTAGATTTTCTTTTGTTTTTCTTATATCAATGAGATCTAAAATATTATTTGAAAGACCATATTGACCACCAGTAGAATTATCACAGTATAGCCAATCATAATATTTTTGTAAAAAATCATAGATTGTTAAAACAGTTTCTCCATTACCTTCACGTTCTGTTTTTTCTTTGATTACCCACAATGGAATAAATTTTGTAATATCAAATAAAGTACCACAAGTTTCTGTATTATTTGTATTAAATCTAGGATCATTCTCAACAAGACTAGTTGCAGATGATGATTTATTTTGAGTTGATTCAATTTCTTGAATAACCAAATCAATCAATGCATTTACAGCATGATTATTATTTAATACTGCGTCTTGTATAAGATATGGTATCATGTACCAGCCTCTATTACCTTATTAGATAAAATTGTAAATTTAGTATTCTGAGAAGTTATAAATTTATCATTTATAAAATTTAAATCAACTTGAATGTTTCCAGATGCTATATTGTATATTTCCAAAATACCCTTTTTAACATTAATTCTTCCATAATTTAATGATGAATTATAATTATATGAACCTGAAGAAGTTCTTACAAATGTTTTAAGTGGTACAAATGTATCTAATTCAGTAGTATTTGTAATTGTTGCTCTTAATTGTACGGTTCTACCATTCTTATCTAAGAAAGATTCTGTTACTGATTTAGTTGAGCCGACTAAAATATTAAATTCATTTTCTAAATTTATAGTTACACCATTTGTTGGTGCATCTGTAAATATCTTATTATAGTTCATGATAATATCAACAGATCGAACATCTGAAAAATTATTTAAAATATTTGTTTTTATTTGGGCTATATCAAAAGTAATATTATATTTACTTATAATAGAATAATTTGAAATTAAATAATTTTTGATATTTGAAATTATTCTTTGTTTTGTAGATGATGATGTAATCTCTGGATTGAATTTCAATTGCACATCATAAGTAAGATTGTCCGATATGGATTGAACATATTCAGGAAGAATAGTCACAGCACATTTTGTCTTAAGATATGATATAAGATCTAATACATCTGATGTCGGAATAGAATCAGTTGCAATAAAAACTCTTCCATATTTTGGTGGAAATAATTCATCGCCACCAAAAATTGAGAAGTTATCTTTAGTTACATCAAAACCTTTATTTCTTAAATATACAGTAGATATTGCTAAAAAGTCATTTTTTGTAATTGCTCTATTTTGTGCAGCAAAAAACTTAGGACCAATAAATTTTAAATAATCTATATCTGGACCATTCAATCCACCAGATGATGTTTGTATAAGTTCAATATTATTGCTTGTTTCTTCAACATATTCAAAGTTAACTATATTATTTGCAGCAGTTCCATTAGATGTCAAATAACTAATTCTTGTATTATATGAATCTAAAACTTCATTTCCAAGTGAATTTTCTTTACCAAACTGTATCTCAAATCCTGTCTCAAATCTTTCAACAAAATAACTAGTTTGACTTAAATTTTCGGTTGAATCTCCGATATTGTCTAATAAAGTCCACTGTCTCCAAACACCATCTCCTTCATCTATTTCAACAATTAATGTTGAAATATCAACGGTGTTATCTGCAATAAAATATGTTTGATTTGTATAATCTATTAGATTCGTTATAATTTTATGTTTTACAAGTTGACGGCCTTCGACAATTAATATATTATCGATGAAATCGTCAGCATTTACATCTGCCGCATAGTCTTGTAGAGTATAAAAATTGTATATTATTCCAGAATCATTTTTTCCTGAAAATTGAGCAAATTGAGGAATATTTGGTGATCCACCCATTTTTACTTTTGCTCTAGCAGATGTTCTAGTTGGAACTGTTACTCCTAATGGCTTTAAAAGAGAAATGATCGATTCTTCTCTTTGAGCTGAATCCAGAAACATTTCATTTGCCAACATATTGGAATAAAATGCGTAATACATTGTATTGTAACTAAGAAGACTTACAATAGATTGTAAAACAGATCCTTCAAAATTATAATCTTTAAGGGTGTCTTGGGTTTTTAAAAATTCAGTAAGACTATTTTTTATTTGTTCATAGCTTATAGAACCCAAATTAATATTATTTGACATTATCTTGTTCTCGCTATTTCTATTTTAAATGTATCTATTGTATTTAATGATGTTATTGAATAAGATATCTCTACATCTACATTTTGATCAGAGGTTGTATATACAATATCAATCAATTTTATTCTAGGTTCATATTTATTAATTGCTATGCGCAAATTTTGATCAACATAAAATTCTACTAGCTCTGGATGTTCAAAAATAGAATTGTAGATATCAGTGCCAAAATTTCTTAAAAATGGTCTTTCTCCAAAATTTGTTAAAACAATATTTTTTATTGATTGTTTAATAGCATTATTATCTTTTCGTATGGCAAAATCACTAGTAAATGGATTTTTACTAATGAAAAAATTTAAATCGGAATATAGATTTTTTTGTAATACCATATATTTTATTTATTATTTAATTACGATTGGTTCAGACCCTTCATTTGGATTTAAGAAAGAACTATCTCTATTTAATGTCAATTCATAATAATCTACAGCATTTCCATTAAAGATGTAGTTTATAGAAGTAACCAGATATTTTCCAGTGAATCTCTTATATGGATTTTCTCCATTTGGAACAGTATTTGGCTGTAAGATATAGATTATATCACCAATCTTAAGTGATGGATTTGCCTGTACTTTTATAGAAAGTTTGGTACTAAATAATAAATTGATTTGAGCATTTCTAAGCAATGGAGTTTTAGCTGGTGTATTCCAGAATGTAGCATATGTGCGATTATATTCTAGATAATCCATAAATTTATCACCAATTTCTGGACAGTTACAGCTAAACGTACTGTCTGGATTTGACCAAACACAACCTAACCAATCCTTGCCAAGATGTTCTGAAATTAAAGAACATTCTTTTATTTCTTGTTCTAATTTATAGATTTCAAGATAGGATGGCTCTGCTTCGGTTGGTTTTCTATTTTGTGCTGGACAATTGCAATACGGATTACCAGCCGTACAGCCACTCGTAGTAACAAAGCCATTAGGATTAATACATTTTAAATTAGATTTTGTACATATATCTGTTGTTTTAGCGAAAACAACAAATTGAGCAGCAAAATTATTGTCAAAAACATCAGAATGATTTTGTTTTACTGGGGGAAATACCATACCATATTCTGTATAACCAGATAAATCATATTTCCAGATATCTTCTATAATTAATCCTGGTCTATAAATGATATGATCACCACTTAACCACCAATTTGTTATTTCTTTAAAGTATGCTTTTATTTCTGGATGTATTTCTTTAAATATATCATTATTTTTAAAGACGGATACATTTTCATATTGATTATCTTGCTCATAATAAAAATTAATTTCATTGGTATCGAGAACATTTAAAATTTCAGAAAATTCATAATTTCTATCTATATTTAAATTTTTCAAAAAAATATTTTCATAATTATTTACAAATCTATAGTTATTAGCGTTTTTAAATAAAACATCAAAAAATGGCACAATAAAAATATTTGATGGAATATGAAATGACCACCAGTTTCTATTGGCTTTTAATACTTTATGACTTCTTAATAAAAAATTACTAGCATTATTTGTATTTGATAAATCACTATTATACTTTGTATTTTCGCTTAAATCTTTTCTATTATATTTTTCTTTATCATAACTTAATGATGCATTTCCATAATTTGAATCAAAATAAGATTCAAATACATTCTCTTGATTTGTAAAAAATAAACCATCAAATACTGTATTGCTTTTACCATTGTCACTATTTTTATCAGAGTAATTATAATCAGTATAATATGGATATCTTGTTTCAAATGCTATTTCTGGCCATAAATCCATCTGAGGAGAATCTAACCCAGACCACCACCAATAATATTCACCATCTTGTTTCTGGTTAGATATTCTTTTCATAGCCACATCAAAACCATAAGGATCCATTCCAATTACTGAAATATTTTGATTTATTGTCTGTCTTCCGTTTGGGCCTGATGTTAAGGATACGATATATGGTAGGAAATATTCATAACCAGCATTTCTAACAAATCCTTCTGGAAAATCACTTAAACTCTCTATTCCGATTGG